GAGCGCAAACGTGAACCGCAACCGCAGTTCTCGTCCTTCTTGTAGGCAAGCATCTTGCCTGTTTCGGTGACTATGTATGAGTCTTCTGTCTTATTGTTTGATTTGTAATGTTCGGTGTACCGTTCACGAAAGATAATCATTGGACCATCTTGACCATCTACCGCAACAATAACAGCCTCATCGGTAACAACTACTCGTGTCTTAGTTACCTGATAGGCACCTGCGGTGATTGGCGCAGATGAAAGCTCTTGAACCGTTCCAACAAGACCTGCCTGGGCAACTCCAATAAACGCAGGGAATACATCGTGTAGTATCTTCATTTACCTAGCCTTCTTGCCATTGCGCGATATGTAACACCTGCCACCTCGGCAAGTTCGCGAACTGGAACATTTGACTCGTAAAGACGAGTACAGATAATTGTAAGCTCATCATTGGCAAGTGCCTGTGGAGAATTAGGCGTCATCTTAGAACGGTAGCGACGAGCTAGTGGAGACAACTGCTCGATACGAGCGCGATCTGCTTGAGTAATACCTGGAGAGACTGGACGTCGTGATACATAGCCGCGAGGTCCTGTCTTAAGCTTAGGGGTTGGAATAGGTGTAGCGATAGGAGAATGTTCATGATTACGTGCTACCCAAAACTTAACGGTAGATCTACGACGAACAGGATTACACGCGTTACCGATGCTTTGAAGAGACCAACCTGCCTCAAAAAGCTGTCTTACCCGAGTGTAGAACTCCTTATCAAATAAGGTAGAAAGAAGCTCAGCCTCAGACTCTGGTAGTGCCTGCTTACGAGCGGGGCGACGCTTCTCTTCCATAAGGTACACGATAACATGTAGTGTACACTAGCGAACTCTAAAAACACCACCTGTTCGGTTATTTGGAATCTTGCGATGTGCGAGCGAGCGTGCGGTGATCTTTCCACCAACGAAACCAGCAGGAGGCTTAATAAGCAAAGCGGTAAGCGCATGTACCAAAGCATCAACGCGGTCTGGAGACTTACCCTCACCAGGAATCCAAGAGATCATCTGACTTTCAAGATCTGCGAGGTAACCAATGTGATGAACACGTCCTTGCTCGTAAGCAAGCGTGATTGGTTCTGCACGTAAAGCCTTGCCGTGTTTTGAGTGAACCTCAAGTACCTTAATACTTGGGTCAATCGTGTTAATAGCATTGCGAACAAGCGCACCGCCTTGGTTAACCTCAGCTACTACAGGGCAACCCCACTTACGCGCCATCTGCACAACCTTGTTTGCCCACACGTCAGGAGATCCATGAACTGTTGCATCTTCTAAAACCCAAGAGTTACGCTTATACAAATCGCGCTCGCCAGTTGATGCGCAGACAACAATTCCGCACTCGTCTCGAGGATTCTCTGCTACCGAAGGGTCAACGGCAACAACACGCAGTGGTGTTCCCATTGGGAGTTGTGATTCACGACTGCGGTCAATAAGATCTGGTGTCCACAACGCTCCCTCTACGTCCGAGAGCATCTCGCCGTATAGTTCTTGTTGTGCTAGTCGCGTTCCTTCATACACGCCCTTAATGGCGTCGAGATACGCGGTGGATAGGTTTCCCTGGTTATCCATAGTTGAACCACGGGTAATGATAACCTTTCCAGTTTTTTGTGCCTCATTCATAAGCGCATAAAGAAGAGGAACTCTCTTTGGAGTTGTTGTAACAACGATCTTTGGGCTTGAACCAAGACGTGTACCTACGCGTAAGTTATCAAATGCGGTCATACCTGCTGCATCAGGAGTCTGACGCCAGGCAGCAACCTCGTCACCCCAGGCGTGAGTAAATTGCGGACCACGAAGTGAATCAGGCTCATCTGCGGTGAAACATGTAGCCGTGTTTCCATTGGGCCAAGTCAAACGTCTCTTTGACGGCTCGTACAACGGGCGCTCGCTTGGTGGCGTCACGTTGATGATTCCTGATTCACCTTCAACAATAACGTCACGAACGTCAGCAGCAGTACGCGCGACAAGCGCAAAGCGTAGTTGACCTTTATTGGTGTACTTTGCTTCTTCTCTTATCCATTCAGCTGCGGTGCGTGTTTTTCCTGCACCGCGACCTGCAAGATATAACCAGATATTCCAGTCATCACCTTCAGGACGCTGTTGTTCAGGACGACCCCAGAAGGACCAGTCCCACTGCAAGCGCTCCGGATCAAATCCTTGAAGCGCTAACGCCTTTTGGTCTGGAGGTAGCTTGGCAATTTTCTCTGCCATTGACTCTGCCATGTTACTACTCTATTCTGGTTTGAAAGATGTTAGGCGATTTTCTTCTAGGATTGGATTGTACGCTTTAGATGTTCCTTGCGGTGCTGGCTTGTATCCGTAACGTGCAAGACGGAAACGAAGAGCGCCATGCGTAACACCGAGGCGCTTTGCAAGACGGTACAGAGTTACACCCTCAACAGTGTGAGCGTAGTTAACTAACCACGTGTACTCCTCAGCCTCCTTGCGGTAAGCCTTTCCATATGAACGTACCTGTTGCGCATACGGTTGAAGTTCAAGTAGACGCTTTAGCGTTTCCTCGGTTGGCTCGACAAACTGCGGTGAAGTTTTCTCAGGGATACGCGGAGGCTCAGGAATCAAGTAACCACTTGCGGCGACGCGAATAGCCTCACTCATTGGAACTCCATTTGAGATTTGACGCACACGCTCGCGTGTGATGCCTGCTGCAATGCCGATTGACTCGAGCGTCCATCCGCGCTCGCGGAGAGCCTTTATGTAGGCATAGCGCTCAAGCTCATTACCTTTGGTTCGAGCGGAAAGCGCGGTGAATGTATCAAGTACCTCCTGAGGAAGTACGTGGTCTCTCTTAGTGTGTTTTGTCATGGATAGATTATAACATGTTATCGTGCGCTTTAGAACCAGGGCGGTATACTTATGTACTGAAGAGTAAAAAATAGTACGTTAAGGCTAATTGCCTTGGGCGTGAGAGAAGGGTACGGTATAAGCGAGCGCTGCAGGCAAGTGTCTCGAGCATATTGTTGTTGTTGTGCGAGAATTTTTCTTGGAAATAGAAACAGGCAGGCACTACTATTTTGTTAGTGCCTTTGTCCTCCAAGATCTGAGCAAAAACAGGCATGCTGTTATCCTTATGATTTTTAGGCATATAAGGCAGGCATGTGCCTGTCTATATTACTTACGAGTAACTTAGAGTAGTTATCTAGGTAGTTGTCTATGTTACTTGCTAGTAACTTAGGTAGACAAGCATCAGGCTAGCTTACATCTTCTGTGTAGGAACTAGGAAGCTGATAGCTAAGCTAGCAGAGAGCTAGCAGATGCAGTAGTTAGTAGTGAGCAGACAGAAACACCTACAGGCAAGGACAGGCAGGCTAGGCGTCTGACTTATGGGCGAGTAACCTACAGGCTGGCCTACAGCCAGGGAAAAAGCAAAAGGCCTGGCTGTTTGGCCAGGCCTCCTGCTGTTGTTAATGGTTATTCTGGAATGATGACCTTTACGTTTGGGTCACCTGCGAAGATGCGCTTAAAGGTGTCAGCGTCCATAAGACCTGTTGCCTCGAGGCTATTATCTCCCTGGAATGCCTTAACGGCCTCCATGGTTAGCTCACCGTACCAGCCATCTCGATCTGAATCAGCCTCACCGTAACCCAGCTCCGTAAGGCGGCGCTGTAGGTGATGGACCGTAAGAGACTTGCGTGCATACTTGTTCATATACACACAGGCGTCTAGACGTACCTCGTCCTGGTCTCCAGTGCCTACCACGTGGGTAGCCACCGTATCCTCAACCCGTACCTTAGGAGCCTTAGCCTTTGGGGCTAGCTCTGGTTCAGGTGTTGGTTCAGGGACTGGTTCTGGAGCTGGTGGCTCCTCAACTACTACCGTACCTATTTCTTCGCCATTAGTAAACGTTGCTGAGGTAAACTCATACAACGGCTTCTCATCAGCGGGCATAGGCGTATCCTCTACAGGAACGCCAGCCGCATAGGCCTGGTAGTTATCTTCTGTTTCATTTTCGCTCATGGTTAAAATATATCCTTACTCTGGTAGCTTGACTTTAACAATACCTGGGTATTGATTAAGCCGCTTCAGTGTCGACATACCCGCACCTTCACGATATGCGTTTGGACCAATACCCCAAGCTCCAAAATCCTTACCTCCACCAGTCATCAGGAATGCGACCTGCGTGTTTAGCACAGGGTCGAATAACTGCTCGTTAGATGTAAGGCCGAATTTCTTACGGCGTTCTGGTCCCAAATCGCTAATCATGTTGATTTGGTATATTCCATATGAGCTATCACCAGTTCGTTTGCTGTCGTTATGAGCTAGCGGACGGGCGTTTGATTCCCGCATGGCTATACCCCACGCAATCCGGTGTGCCTCTCCTTCAAAGCCCACAGCTGTTAAAAGCTCTGAGAGTTGACCACCAGTTAAAGGTATCTTGC